TGCCGTGCCGCGTGCGCCAAACAGCTTGTGGAGAACGCCATCGTCATACCAGTAGATACATGCCGATTCAAAGCTGGTCGAGATCGGGGTGTAGTCCACACGCGTAGTGGCGAGAATAGTTTCGGCAAAGCCGCACGCGCGCAAGGCTTTACCCCACGCTGGCGGCGTGCCAGGCGTGCCGGAGCCGACCAATTCCAGGTCGAAGCCAACTTCTTTGTAGCGCGTGCCGACCAGCTGCTCGGAGTTGCCGAGGAACTGACGGATGACGTCGCGCGACTGGTTCTGTGCGTTCAGCGGATTGATCGAAAGGTTGCTGGCCAGCAGCGCGTCGCCTGCACCAGACGGTGCGGCGTCTTCACCGTAGACGGCGTCGATCTTCAGGAGGATGACGGAATTGCGAATAAGACGGGTCATGAATATTCTCCTGATTAATTGGCTTCGGGCGCAGCGTCTTTAACGACGCGCGTCAATGCACCGCTTTCCGGGCAACGTTGGTAACTGCCGCCCGCTTGAGGCTCTTGGGCCACGGCCGAGGGCGCCGGTGGGACAATTTTTGCAATCGGGCCCTTCTGCGCTGCAGCGACGTCGCCGGCCCCGGTATCCTTCATGCCTTCACTCTTAACCATTTTGTAAAGTCCTTCCCTTTGTCCGATGTTCAACAATAAATTTGGCCTTGATGCAGCAAAGCGCGGTGTCCAGCTCATCCAAGTCCCAGGAAAGCGTGTCTCCCTCATGCGGGACAATCTCGATCACGCTGTTGTCGAGAGTCGGGTTTGCGGCGAGCGCGGCGAAGACTTGCTCGACAATTCCGTCCGACGCTTCGTCCGGCTCGCCGCCCGACATACGTCCGTACGATTCGATCTGCACCAAGGTCTTCCAGTGGGTCGGGCCGCCCTTGACCTGCGACAGGAGGCAGAGACTTCCACCCAGCCGCACAACGACGGCGTGTGGCGTTTCCGGGGTAATCGAACGAACACGCGAGGTGTATACGCAACCACTTGCGACCGTTGCCGCGATAAGCGCGCCGGATACCGACTTCAACACTTCGCGATGCGCGGTGGTCATGGTTTCTCCAGGATCACTGTGCTCAGACCAGCAATCGCGGTGCGATCAGGGTGACGTGCCGCAACAAGCCAGGCCGAACCATCCACCGTAATTTCCATATTCATGAAGCCAGGTGGAATATCTGCGTCGGCGATGACCATCTGCGGTTCTGACGCGCCCATACCAATGCCGACGGCTCCCACTCTGTACTCCGCGTCGAAGATCACGGGAACATCCACGTCGCCGATCCGGGCAAGCGCGTTGGCCAGCTTCTTCATGACGGCCTGGTTGACCCGGGCTTCGTGTGCGCTGAACATCAGGCGTTGATCTTGATACTGACGGTGGTCACGCCGTTGCCAGCGGCAGCTGCCGCGTAGCCGGCCTTGGTATTGCCACCAGCGGTGGTCGTCAAGCGGCTGTTGGCAGCGTCCCAGTACAGGTCAACGCCGATGGCGATAACATCGCTCGCCAGCTTCGCGATCTGCCAGACATCCGTGACTGCGACGGTGCCGGTGCCGCCAGCAGGAATGTCACCCAGCGCGACGGCGATACGTGCGCCGATCAGCACCACGGCGCCGCTGGCGATGGCAGTGCCGCCGGCGGTGTAGTTCAGCACATCACCTTCTTGAACAAAGTTCTTTGCCATGAAAGGCTCCTAAGGAAGTTGTTCGGCCGCGATCACGGCCGAAAGGAAAGCGGAGGATCAGGCGCCAGGGTTGGAAGTCATGGTGCGGAAGTCCAGCGGCGCTACGCCGGCGTCCATGCGTACCTTGAACTCGACACCATCGACGTTCCAGCCGTCTTGCTGCTCCAGGGTGGGGGTTTCCACGCCGTCGAGGTAGCTCACCTCAACCGTGTCATTGACGCCGGCGTTCGCGGTGCCATACCAGCCAGTCGGCGAAGCCGCGTCCAGGCGCGCGTCGGAGATGACTTCGAAAGTGCCGCGCACGAAGTTCGGCGTGGTGTTGTTCTTGGTGGCGGAGCCGACTTCGAATTCACTGTCACGCACGACGCTGGCAGTGCCTTCCAGTGCCAGCGGGACCAGCAGTTGCGCCAGGCGGATGTTCAGCACCGCGTTGCCATCGGTCTGCTTACCCATCAAGACGCGCATCGCATCGACAGAGCCGGTGCTGATGCCCGAGCCAGCCATCAGGTTCTTGTGGTTGGCGTGGAACAACTGGACACCGTCGCGCATGGCCGGATTGCTGGTCAGAATGGCGTACACCAGGTCGCCGATGGTGCGGATGGCAGCGCGGCCCATCAGGCGCGGAATTTTCGAAAATGCATTCAGATCGTCGTTGATGATGGTCTGACGGGTGATCGAAAACTTCTTGCCGTAAGTAGCCAGCTGCACGGTTTCACCACGGTCACCAACTGTGGCGTAGGTGTACTCACCGCCATCCTGAATCTTAGCCAGCGTCGGGAACGAATTCAGGTCAACACGCTTGCCGGGTTTGAAATCGCCCAGCACGCCTTTCGAGGTCCACGCCTGGAACGTTTCATCGGCTTCTTCGTAGCCCTTCAGCATGGCCTTGTCCGCGACGTTCTGCAGCAGCAGGGGGAAGTCACTGCCGGTGTGCGTGAAAGCGGCCGCGACCAGCTGCATTTTGTCCATGCCACGTGCATTGACGCCGGCGTGCATCAAGCTCTCGCGAGCCAGGTCCATCAGGCCGAAGCTGCGGAAGTTGTTTGCGCCGTCGTCCTTGCCCAGCTTGGCCTTCGCCATCAGCGCCGCGATGGCGCCCGCGCGAAACTTGTCGCGCGAATCTTCCATCGTGATGATGTGGGTGCCGGCGGTAGGGGTGGAATCTTTACCGAGGTGGGCGAGGATTTTCGCGTTCGCTTGATCAACGGTGCAGTTTTGGTCGTCCAGGCAGCCTGCCTGAATGACAGCCATGCCTTCGTGCGCCGCGAATTTAGCGAAGGCGGCGGTAATTTCGGTACGGCGCGTCTTGTCCGCTGCCAGCGCTGCAACTGCTGCGGCACTCGCTGCGGCCTGGATGGCATCGGCGGCTGGAGCTGGAGCAGCTGCCGCCGCTGGAGCTGGATTGGTCATAGTGGTGCTCTCCTTCGTAGGGGTTGGTAAAACTGCTGCAGCGAGCGCCGCCGGTTGCGTCTTCTGGACGAACGAGGCGTAGCGCGCTTGAATGGAATGTTTGATATGTGCGGACGCGGCCAGCGGCAAGCTTGCCACCACTTGGTCGATGAATTTGCTCGCCAGTGCTTCCTCGGCGGTGTACCAGTGGTCTTTGCCGTCTTGGAGCAGGGCCAGCGCGCCTGGCTTGTCGTTCGAGCGCGAGGCGTAACTCGTCGCCATCGCGTCGGAATAGGTATCGAGCATGTCGGCGTATTCGCGCAAATCGACCGCGTTGCCTGACACGTATTGCATCCACGGCGCGTGAATCATCAGGAGCGCATTCTCGGCCATCTCGATGGTGTCGCCGGCCATGGCGATCAAGCTTGCCACGGACGCTGCGATGGCATCGACGACCGTGGTAACGGTTGCCTTGTGACGCTTGAGCGAATTGAAGATTGCGATGCCGTCGGTGACCGAGCCGCCAAAACTATTGATGCGCACGGTGATGGCATCGACATCGAGCGCGCCGACTTCGCGCACGAAGTCTTTGGCCGCGATGGTGTCGTCGTACCAGCTTTCGCCGATATCCCCGTAAATTAGGATCTCGGCGCTGCTCGACGCCTGGACGGCGCCGGCAACTGGCTTGGCCGAGGCGCGGATCGTGTACCACTTGGCCGGTTCTGTTTTTTTTGCGGTGGGTGCTGGCATGTGCATTCCTTATTCGGTACGCACAGTTTCCAATTTGCTGAGTCCGGTTTCTACGTAAAGACCGGACTTCTTTCTACTAAATTTGCAGGCAGGCGAACCAGCGTGATCACGACCCTTAGCGCGGCGGTAGGACCACGCTGGTGTAGCTTTCGGCCCTCGGCAAGCTGGTGTCCATTTCGGTGATATCGATCATGGGAATAGATCGGAACATTGGTCGTAAGCAGCCTGCCCTTGCGCCGCCTGACCGGCTTCGTTCGGGTGCAGCGTATCGGCCGGGCTTACACCGTCGGCAAGCAGCGTGCAGTACTCCGGCTTGATCTGGAACGCAGCGCCTGGGTTATCCATCGTGGCCCGAAAATCGATCACGCGAATACCACTCGCCGCGACAGAATTGCACCAGTTAGTAATCGCAGTGCGGATTGCGGCGGTCGACATTTGCGCATCGTTCGACAGCACCACGAGCGGGACAACGCCGCTGGCCAAGCAGAGTTGAATCAGGTGGTTCGCTCGGCGTAGTGCCGGCGCAACCGTGGCCAGGCCGTCGGGAGCTTCATTGACTGACCAGGGCTTGATGATGCAATGCGTTAGGCGCCCGGCCAAAATGGCGTTGATGGCGCGCTCATGGAAGACGCCGGAGCGCTGGCCCTGGTAGCACATCATCTCAACGGTCGCGACCGTGCGGCCGGCCTTGGCGTTTAGCAGGCTGGCCAGGCGGCGCGGCCAGCCATTGATCAGTCCGCCGGTCTGCGGCACGGCAGTGGTGCGAATCCAACCTTGCTCGATG